TTATGTCTCCATCTGCGTCTACAACAGTTAATTCTATTTTTGCTAATAACGTCAGTGTGTCTGGGACTTATGATGTTCCAGGAAGCACTGTTTGTACTGTGACTATTAATAATCATGGGTTAGCAGTCGGGGACAGGGTTTATTTAAACTTTACCTCTGGGTCTGCTGCTGATGGTCCGTATGATGTAGCTACCGTTGGCACAAACACATTTACAGTTGCAGTGGCTTCAGCAACAACTAATGGAAATGTAACGATGTACGCAAGTATTTTGGTTGAGCTTGACTGTTCTTCTGTTACGGCTTTTTATACACTGATTCCAGGCGAAGGTATTTTAGCGACAGATGGTATTTATGTTGGTTTACCCGCTTCTGTAACAACTACGCTGTTTTACGGATGACACTATGCAGCAATATGACGTTAAATCGTATCATGCTTCAGCATCTGGTACTGCCACCACAGAGTCTGTTCGTCTAAAAAATGTAACAGTTACTAGCGGTACGGTATCGGCAAGAAACATGGCGGTTGCAGACCCAACAGTTTCAAAGTCAGGTACTTGGAGTAGAACTGGAACAACGGTTACGGTGACAATTAATGGCAATGGTTTGGTAAATGGTCAACGAGTATTTTTAGATGTTGCGGCTGGAACAACCATGCGTGATGGGGTATACGAAGTATCTAATGTAACGACTAATACTTTTACAGTAACTTCTGCTACATCTGGATCTGCTACTGGTACAGTAACAATGTACACAAATATTTATGTTGAACTTGATACATTTAATACAGTAGGTTTGCCTGTTAAGATTCCAGGTGAAGGTATTTATTGCCCTAACGGTATTTTTGTTGGGGTTGGTTCAAGCGTAACAGCAACGGTGATATATGGCTAAGACTCCTGCGTGGCAGCGCAAAGAAGGTAAGAACCCTGAAGGCGGTTTAAACGCTAAAGGTCGTGCTTCCTACAATGCAGCTAATCCTGGCAAACCTGGTTTAAAACGTCCCCAGCCAGAAGGCGGTTCACGCAAGAAATCGTTCTGTGCAAGGATGTCAGGTATGAAGAAAAAGCTCACATCTGCTAAAACCGCTAACGACCCAGATAGCCGCATTAACAAGTCTCTACGGGCTTGGAACTGCAAAGAAGGCGGGTCTGTTCGTGGTGGAGGATGCGAGATTCGTGGTAAGACCAAAGGGAAAATGGTATGAATGTATTGGAACTTTGGACTGGTGGGTTAACCATATTTGTGGCGTTGATTGGATACATCATGCATGAAAAGTTCAACGAACTAAAACGGATTGATATTTTATTAAACAAAACAAGAGAAGAGGTTGCCCGTGATAACGTCACTAAAGCAGAAGTGGAACGAATTGTTGAACACATGGATGCAAGGTTTAACAAACTTGAAGACAAAATTGACCAGCTTATTAAAAGGTAAGTGATGCCAAGTGTTTCAAAAAAGCAACATAATTTCATGGCGGCTGTGGCTAGTAACCCAAAGTTTGCCAAAAAAGCAGGTGTATCTTCCGCTGTAGGGAAGGAATTTTTAACTGCCGATAAAGGCAAAACATTTAAAGAAGGTGGAACCATGAAAAAGATGAATCCAGGCATGATGGCTATGATGGCTAAAAAGAAACCCATAAAGATGTCTAATGGTATGCCAATGGTTGAGAAGGATGGCAAAAAAGTCCCAGCGTTTGCTGCGGATGGTGTTGGCAAAATGAAAAAAGGTGGTATGGCTCATTCAGACGTTGCTAAAGACAAGCCAATGATGAAGAAGGTAGCTACCAAAGCTGTAAAAGGGCATGAGAAGCGTATGCACGGCATGGCTAAAGGTGGTGGCATTGAAATCAAAGGCAAAACCAAAGGCAAGATGATTAAGATGATGGGCGGCGGTAAGGCTTGCTAAATGGCAATTAATCCTATAGACCCTTCTAAAAAGACTGGCGGTGACGGGCAGGAGAAATATCCAGCCAAGCCAAAGCATGGTCCTGGAAAGTTTGACGAAATTCTAGAGAAAGCTGAGAAGGCTCAAAAGGCTAGGGATGAAATAAGCAAAATAGCAGGAGAGCAAAAAACAAATGCTGAAGCTACGCGCTCACGTACCTATACCGAAAGACTTCAAGATATGGGTAGATTACCTAGCGGTAGTAGTGGTAGCACTGGCATACCAAAGACTAACCGTGACCTAATGAGAAATAACAAAGCTGGCGGTATTATTCGTTCTTCCGCCTCTAAACGTGCAGATGGATGTGCCATTAAAGGTAAAACTAAAGGAAGAATGATATGAGTTATGTTAAACATCTTGGCAATGTAGCCAAAACACTAACTGCTGCGTCTCTTATCCCTGGGGTATCTGACTCAATTAATAAGTTTGTAGATAGCGCTACTGGTGAAACTAGTAAAAAACAAGATGAAAAAATTGCTGGCTTGGAAGCCGAAGTAGCTGCGGGGCGTAAGACTAAAGAACAAGCTGAAATGGAAGCCCTACAAAAAGCAAACCAAGGCATGAAAATGAAAAAAGGTGGCAAGGTATCTTCCGCTTCTAAACGAGCTGATGGCATAGCAATCAGAGGAAAGACAAGAGCATGAGACCAAGTCGTGGCATGGGTGATATAAACCCCTCTAAGATGCCTGTGGCAAAGAAGAAAGCCCGTAAGGATGATACCGACTTTACTCAATACAAAGAGGGTGGTAAGGTTAAGTCTAAAGTAAACGAGGCAGGCAACTATACTAAACCTAGTTTGCGTAAACGGATCTTTAACAGTATCAAAGCCGCTGCGGTACAGGGAACTGGTGCTGGTCAATGGTCAGCCCGCAAAGCCCAGTTAATGGCTAAACGTTACAAAGCAGCTGGTGGAGGCTATAAGTGAAATGGTCAGACAAGCGCAAAAAGTCGATCAACTGCGACAGCCCAAAGGGGTTCTCGGAGAAGGCTCATTGTGCGTCAAAGAAGAAAAAAATGGCTGGGGGTGGTTTAGCAAAATCCCAGCAATCTTTAAAAGCTTGGGGCGATCAAAAGTGGACGACCAAGTCAGGGAAGAAGTCATCCGAGACGGGCGAGAGATACCTACCCAAGAAAGCAATCGAAGCGTTAAGCCCACAAGAGTACGCAGCAACGACACGGGCAAAACGGCAAGGAAAAGCACAGGGAAAACAGTTCGTGCCCCAGCCAAAAACAGTAAAAGCAAAAGTAAAACCATATAGGAAAATATGAGTACTTCAGGCACAACCGCTTTTAATCTAGACCTCAATAACCTCATTGAAGAGGCTTTTGAGCGTTGTGGTACGGAGCTTCGTACTGGTTACGATATGCGGACTGCCCGCAGGTCTTTGAACCTATTGACAGTTGAATGGGCTAACCGTGGTATTAACCTCTGGACTATTGAGCAGGGTCAGGTTGCAATGGTTACTGGGCAAGGTATTTATCCTATTCCAGTTAATACGATTGACCTTTTAGACCATGTCGTTCGTCAGAATAATGGCGTTACAAGCAACCAGATTGACATCAATATTACCCGTATTTCAGAGTCTACTTACTCAACGATACCTAATAAGCTGACCACTGGACGTCCTATTCAGGTCTGGTTTAACCGCCAATCAGGACAATCTAATGCGACCACTGTGGCTTTAAACGGCACAATTGATGCTGCGGCTACTTCTATTACCGTCACAGATGCAAGCGCCCTTCCTATCGGTGGATTTATCAAAATTGATAACGAAACAATTAGCTATGCCAATATCATAGGGAATGTTCTAACAAACTGCTACCGTGGTCAAAACGGAACTACGGCTGCAAGCCATACGACAGGTGCAGCAATTACTATACAGAATCTTCCTTCCATTAATGTTTGGCCCACACCTGACGCTGGTGGTGGTCCGTATACCTTTGTGTACTGGAGGTTGCGTAGGATTCAAGATGCTGGATCTAATGGAGCTGTAGAGCCTGATATTCCCTTTCGCCTATTACCTTGTATGGTGGCTGGATTGGCTTTCTATATGGCTCAAAAGCTACCAGACGGACAGGCACGAGTGCAATTTTTAAAGCAAGAATACGAGGAGCAGTGGCTCCTGGCTTCTACGGAGGACAGAGAGAAAGCCGCTTCTAGGTTCGTTCCTAGGACGACCTTCTATGCCTAATAAATTTAGTAGTGGCAAATTTGCGATTGCCGAATGTGACCGATGCGGTCAGCGGTATAAGTTAAAGGAGCTTAGAAAGTTAGTTGTTAAACAACAGATAAAAAACATTAAGGTTTGCCCTAGCTGTTGGGATCCAGACCAGCCGCAGTTGTCGTTAGGGATGTACCCAGTGGACGATCCACAGGCTGTACGGGAACCACGCCCTGATGTAAGCTATACGGTATCTGGAACAAGCGGTTTGCAGATTAATGGGACAAACGACACTACAGAAGATGGGGTTGGTTTTCCAGAAGGTGGTAGTAGAATATTCCAATGGGGGTGGAACCCTGTTGGTGGGTCTAGAGATGATGGATTAACCCCCAACAACTTAGCCCCAGAAGGTCAGGTAGGTAGCGTAACAGTAACAACAACATAAGGAGTTAAAAATGTTTAAGAAAAGCGCAGATGGGATTGCTAAAAAAGGCAAGACCGAAGGTAAAAACTTAGGTGATAGCGGTCCTACAGTCTTGGGCATGAAAGCAAAGCCGAAGATGGGCGGTAAAGACCAGATGGTCATGAAGAAAATTGGACGTGGTTTAGCAAAAGTTCAAAACCAAATGATGCGTAAAAGCGCAGGAAGAGGTCGATAATGGCTAACTATTCTAAAAAAGTAATGGGTAAAGAAGTAGGAGACGCTAAAGTCTATGCTCCTCCCCATACAATGAAGGGTAAGACAATCTCTGCTAAAGGGCTAACTTCCAAAGGTATGACTGGCGCACAAGAAATGGCTACTACGGATATTTCTGTTGGTGGGATTAGTAAGTTTAAAGGTAAACCTATAAACCAATATGGCAAGATCGAGATGCGTGGTGCTGGTGCAGCAACCAAAGGTCGTATGTCTAGCGGGAAGATGGGATGAATTACACGCAGTTAACGTCCGCTATTAAAGGCTTTGCTGAGAATGACTTCCCAGCAACAGTTGGGTCGTTTACATCTGCCGAGCAGATTGCTAGGTTTGTACAGTTGGCGGAGCAGCGCATCTATAACATGGTGCAGTTACCTGCTATCCGTAAGAACGTTACGGGTACTATGACTGTAGGAAATAAGTATTTATCGACTCCTTCAGACTGGCTATCAACCTTTAGTCTTGCGGTAATTAATTCGGCAAATGAGTACCACTACCTTTTGAATAAAGACGTTAACTTTATCCGTGAGTCCTATCCTGATACAGATTCAGCGTTTTTTGGAAAACCTGAGTATTACGCTGTTTTTGACGACAACACCTTTATTCTAGGACCTACCCCAGACGCTAGTTACAATTCAGAGCTTCATTATTTTTACTATCCAACGTCAATTGTTACCGCTGGGACGTCTTGGTTAGGAACGAACTTTGACTCTGCTCTTCTGTATGGGGCGTTACTAGAAGCAGCCTTATTTATGAAAACAGACGCTGATACCATGACAATGTATAAAGCCCGTTATGACGATGCAATGGCAGAACTTAAACAATTAGGCGATGGTAAGAACCGTCAAGATGCCTACAGAAGTGGACAAGTAAGGTATCCAGTTAGATGAAAGTTCCAGACTTATCAGGTAAAAGCATTGCTATTGTGGCAATGGGTAAATCCCATAGTCAGTTCATCCTAGCCAAAACCCATTCTCAGCCAATTGATGAAGTATGGGCAATTAACGCTATGGCAGGGGTCATTTACCACGACCGAGTCTTTATGCTGGATCCAGCCAGCCGATTCCTAGATAGTGATGATGCAGGCACTCAAACTGGACTTATGCGGTCTGTACTAGAGAAACACACAGGTCCAATCTATACCTGTGAACTAGACTCCCGTTGTCCTGGATTAGTAGAGTTTCCCCTAGATGAAGTAATGAACGCTTGCGGGACAGGGTACTTTAACAACACAGTAGCCTTTGCTATTGGCTATGCAATTGCTGCCAAGGTAGGGCAAATCCACCTGTATGGGATTGATTTTTCTTACAAAAACGTAGTCCATTTTGCCGAGGCAGGTAGGGCGTGTTGCGAGTTTTTACTTGCAAAAGCAATGGAACGAGGTATTAAGGTTGGTATAGCTCAAGGATCATGCCTGTTAGACACCAGCGAGCCGACTATTAGTAAGCTGTACGGCTACCACCGTCTTAAGGATCCATTGGTCGTAGGGCTAGAAAATGAACGATTTGTGGCTAAAAAGTACTCTGAAATCAAAGATACGGTAAAAGACGAGGTGGAGTACAACCCACCAGAAGCAAAGAGGACATAAATGTTTGAAATTAAAACTGGCGATATTATCAGCCCCATTGTAAAAACAAGCAATTATGGCGGTTTACCGCTTGAAGAATTGACAGAACTCTGCGTAAATAGGATCATTGGGGTATCAGAAACTGCCCCGCCCGAAATTCGGGAGCAAGCAAAGTATTTTAGAGAGGCATTAGAGCGTACAATCTCTGAATATTTGAGTCGTGCAGCACAGTCCGAAAGGGCTAGTTGCATTCAAGTTTGTGTACAAGGCGGTGAAGTTGAGGCTGCTAATTTATTAAGGAGAATTTAAAATGGCTTTTACAGGTAACTTCATGCCAACCTCTTTTAAGGTTCAAATCTTACAGGGTGTGCATAACTTTTCAACTGGCTCTGGTCAGACGTTTAAACTAGCTTTGTATAACAACAGTGCTTCGTTTACTGCTGCTACCACGGCTTATACAACAACTAACGAAGTAACAGCTTCTGGTTCATATGTTGCGGGTGGCGGAACACTAACTAAAGTTACTCCAACTTCTTCTGGAACTACAGCGCTTACCGACTTTGCGGACTTATCGTTTACCACTGCGACCATTACAGCATTTGGCGCTTTGATCTATAACGACACCGCAACAGGTAATCCAGCCGTAGCTGTTCTAGACTTTGGTGGTTCTAAGTCTTCTACAGCAGGTACATTTACGATTGTGTTCCCAGCGGCTACTGCGACTGGTGCAATTATCCGCATCGCTTAGGTTAATGCGGTGTGGCTGATGTATCCGTTTCTCTAGAAGGCTTTGGTCTTGGCGGGTGGGGTGACTCACCTTGGGGATTTGGGAGTACTTCGCTTGTAGGAACTGGAGCTGTAGGAACAGTAGTAGTAGCTGAAAATGTTAATGTAAGTCTTACAGGAGTATCTGGAACGGCAACCATTAATAGCGTTGGTGTAATAACAAATTTAACCGTAAACCTTACTGGTGTTAGTGGTACGGGAGCAATAGGTCAAGCGTTAAAGCAAGACAACGTAGAAATTTACCTTGAAGGTTGGGGTTACGATGGCTGGGGTGATACTGGCTGGGGTACAGGTAGCGCAGGAGTAGCTGGTTCTGGAGCGGTAGGAACAGTATTAGTAATAGAAAATGTTATTGTTAGCCTTACGGGGGTATCTGGTACAGGTAATGTAAATGATGTAACAGTTACAGGAACTTCGGTTCTAAGCCTTACAGGTGTTAGCGGTACAGGAGCAATAGGTCAGGCAGTAAAGCAAGACAACGTAGAAATTTACCTTGATGGTTGGGGTTATTTAGGTTGGGGTATTACTGGTTGGGGTATAGGTAGTGCGGGAGTAGCTGGTACTGGGGCAGTAGGTTCAGTAGCCATTATTACAAACGTAGAATTTAACGTTACAGGAGTATCAGGCACAGCATTACTAGGAAGTGTCGATGTAAACGCAGCGGCAAACGTTCCAGTAACAGGACTATTAGCAACAGGAAGCATTGGTGGGGTTCAAGTTACAGGCACAGGTGTAATAGATTTAACAGGTGTTAGTGGCACAGGACAGATAGGTCAAGCAGCAGTTCAAGAAGGTATTCAAGTTTTTGTTACAGGTGTTGGAGGAACGGGAGCAGTATCGGGTGTAACGGTAAATGCTGCCGCTAATGTTCCAGTAACAGGGCTTCAAGCTGTTGGTAGTGTTGGTAGTGTAATAATTGCAGAAAATATTAATGTAAGCGTAACGGGCGTAAGTGGCACAGGGGCAATTGGCACTGTAAATATAAACGCAGCAGCAAATGTCCCAGTAACAGGATTAAGTGCTACAGGGTCTATAGGAACTGTAGGTTTTGTAATAAG